AAGTTGGCACCTTCCCACAGGTCGAACGGATTGACTGGAGATTCATCTTCGAATGATGGATTCATCATATCGTTCAGTTTGTCCCAGATTTTTTTACCGTATGCAAATAGGAACACCTTACCATCATTTTCAGGATTACCAGAATCCTTTACAACATAGATGTTCGATACGTACTTCAAGCGACGCTTTTGCTTGCGAACTTGTTCCTTTGCAGCATCAGTACCGGTTTCGTTCCAAAGTTTAGAATTTAGCTCCGATAGCGGATCTTGTTGGCCAATTGTTGTCAAAGAGTTTTCAATATACCAGCCGCCAGGCCCTTGAAAGCCATGGTCCCAAATGCGAACAAATGGTATGTCCTCTTTGTCTGATGCTGGTAGGAATCGGATAATAGCAAAGCCGTTGCCTGCTGAATCCTTTGTAGGTTTCCAATACTTGTCCTCATCGGGATTGGAATAACCTTTTGAACCGATCTTGTCTAGTTGCTCTGTAAGCTTTTCTAGTGACTTGGAACGGTTCTTTTTCAATGAGTCGAATGACATATTATGTCTCCTTTTGTATGTGCGATATATGCGATTTGCGTTGTATGTAATAAGTATATTGCTTGAGTTTGTGCAAGCGATGATATTTATAACAAGGTAACGTGGTTTTTTATGATCGACGAAAACTTTTTTCGATCAAAATCGAGAAATGGGTAGTATTTTCTTGACAGTAGTATCTTATCACCTGCTACAATTTTGTCGACTACTTTTTCGTTCCAATAATCTAATACGTTGGAAAGATTGGTCAGTATAGTAAATGTTTCAAGTGATATCTTCCGTTGTAGGAAGTATGTCAGCAACTTAGGGTGTTGCCCGTCTTCAACTATAAAGTTGCTTTTATAGTTATCGTCTAGTTGGTTCAGGTCTTGTTGGAAATGGTAGGTCAGACCGTCGAGTCGTTTCTTCCAGTTCATATATGTTTCTTCGGCGGGGCCTTCAAGTAAGTCACCCGCCCATATATTAGTATTCTTGACTACGTTTGAAAGCATAAGATTGTGGTTTTCCGATCGTGATGATAACTTATAAAAAAAGAAAGTATCCTTGCGAGTTTGGAAGGCTTCGAAGGATGCTTTCACCTTACCATTATACTTGTGATAATCGTATGTTTTTGTTGTGAAGTGTCGTTTTAGCGCAAGATAGTCTATGTAGGTTTGGAATGCACCTTCAGTCGCATAATTGGGATTCATGTCGATCTCGCTTCACCAATTTCATCTTTACTGCTTCAGCTCGGATCTTTTCCTTTATGACTGGCGACTTTTTTACAATTTCGGCAATAGTTTCAATTTCAATGTCAGTTTGTTTTGAATATTGTACCAACGCTTCGATGTATGTGGTACCACGAGATAGCATTTCTGCTATATCATGATGTATTTTTTCTGCTGATAATGTAATAATCATGTATTCAATAACCCTCTTAAATCGCGACGAAGATCTCCTTGACCTCTTTTATATGCGTGTTCAAACAATCTAGATGCTTTACGAGAATATGTACCAAACAATTTATCTGATACTATATATTCATAATCACCGCCTGATAGTTTTATTCTTACATGCCCCTCAATGTGATCAATTTCATAATTACCCATTCAACACCTTAATACCATCTACCCAATTTGATGCTGCACTTTCAACATAATGGATGGACTTATCGTGGTAGGTTTCTGATTTAATGAAACCACCAGGTCCATAATATTCGATTGTATAACCATCAGGCGTATCGTGAATTTCTGCGCGCATCGATACGCCTTCAGATTCTTTAAAAACAGTAGATAATAGCATTTAATTCCTTTCTATTTTACCATAAAGCCTATGCGGGGATTGTTGAGGAAACCATCGGCATCGTCGTGGTTCTCTATATAACTATATCCCAATTCCTTATATATGTCAACCACTTGTTGATCGGATTCCCAAATAGGTATCAATTTATTATATTGTGGGTCAGGTGTATCACGGAGGTGCACTTCGATGATGTTGTTATCTATGAATTCTACATTAATAGTGTCGACATCGGATAAGACATTAAACCAACTCGGTAATGCTGTAGCCCAATCCATCTTTATCCATTTCTGAAATTTGTATAGGTGTTCTTCGTCTCTATAGGCACGATATGAGAGGAATGGTAGCCAGTGCCCATTTTGGAACTTATATGACACAGAATGCTGACAGCCATCAAACCATTCGCACCAAAAATGACCTGGATATACTTTGGACACATCACCTGCTTCTATAAACATCTTTTTAGCATTTAATGACATGCCAGAAAGATTTGTTATTGGCCTGGTAATGTAATATTTAGATGAAGAAGGTGGAATACCAGCAGGGCCGCAATCATATTTAAGTTGTTCTGATAGCCAAAGCTTGTTGAACCACTTTCTATGATGAGGAAACGACTTATAAGCGATGTGATCTGTGGTCATCTACAACTTCTGGGAATAAGCACTGTTGGATAAATGTAGTAACATCTTCTTCGTTTAATCCTAATGCTTGCATAGTTCTTGGGGTGTGCGGATTTTGCTTTTGATAATAAGCATATCTATTTTGAGCTTTAGTGACAATATTTATATCTGCTACTCCATTGGAAAGTGGCAGTATCAGCAGGTAATAATCAAGATTAGATTTCACAGTAGTAAGCAGTTGGTTAATCTCGGCATCATCGTTAATATTACCAGCAGCAATCATCTCGTTATTAAAGATAGCTTTTGCCCAATCTGGGAGCTCACGTTCTCTCTTCCAAGCAAGCATTTCTGAAAATTTAATAAAGTGCTTTATCATTTCATGTTCACTGTTTACAGTAGGGCTAAAGTCATGAAATGCACCAGTCATTTTATTCTTACCAGCAATAACATCAAATCCAAAAATAGGAGCATCACTGCTTAGGTGAGGAAATACACATACGTGCATCATCCACAGACCTTTACTCTCACGGGCATCTACGACATCAATATGCGCTCTGCGATAGCAGTCTGACGACCAGACACGGTTGATCCATCCTGGTTGATTAAACCGACCCATACCCTCCTCAAACTTTTCATCGCCTGTATTATCAAATTGTTCTATGAAATGATCTTTTAGATCAATCAGATTTTCCCATATTTTCGACATATTGGTCTAACTCCTCAAAAAGTCTAATAGCAAATTCAAAACAGATATTAGCTTCTTCTGCCATATCATCTGTCAATATTTCTCTAAGCAGCTGCTTGAGTTCTTCTTTATTGTCAAAATCATACATTGTGCCAGAACCAGGTACTCGCTTTTTAATAATCGCACCACCGTACATATCGCCGAAATGTCGGACATACATATGTGCAAGAAGTTTCTTATACTCACCATTCTTTTCTAGATTATAGATATGATCTACATATTGAGAATTTGATAGTCCTGTCAATTCTGATCTATACGCAAATCCATGTAGATGTTCCAACTCCTGCATATCATTTAAAATGCGATTAGCTCGGAATACGCCATGTAGATTTTTTGGTAGCCCTTGAATTTTCAATGCATCTTCAAGAATAACGTAGCAGTAGTATTGGTTGGTTATATAACGATAATATAGTTCTGGGGTTATATTACCACCTAAAAGAATTTTAGCAAAACCTCTACGTTCTGCCTTTTTATGATTTTCCCATGTTAATTCTTTTAAACTCATTCAATATCCTTTTAGTAAGCGGGCCCGTTAAAGGTGGAGCCCATACCCGAAACCCAATAACGCGAGGGTCATGACGGGCAGATTCTGTTTCTAGGTTCTGCCGAACCCACAGTACTTATGCTGCGAGAGCGTAAGCCTTAGGAGCTGCGTTTGTGTTTGCAGTTAGTAGTTTCGTTCGCGGTAACGGCGCTTACATCCCGGCAACCTAGACTTTATTCTCAATATACGTCGATCCTATTTATCGCCCAGCAAAGATACACTTACCGCCTCGCCTAATCCCACAGTCCGAAACATGTTGTCCTGTTACTTAAAGTGCATCTATGGTGGACGATTCGGGTACCGCCCCCGAGTCCGTTCTACCTCAAATATTGCCTTCTAAAATGACGGTCATTGCAAGCCGCCAAGTATTCTTATTTATAATTTTTCCCAAATAGCAACTGTTTAAACTTGCGAATATTTCTACCATTATTCTTTACTGTAACAGTTTTTTCTACTGGTTTATCGGTTTCAATATATTCCACGGTAACAACTTCATCTGCAACCGGCGGCTCACTAAGATCAACTCCATAAACTCCGTCAAAAAATTCATTTGAAATGTCATCTAGTTCTTGACGAAGATTGTCAAGTTTCTTCTCTTTTGTTCTTGCCTGTTTGTTCTTAGATATAGCAGAAACACCAGCTAATACTAGAAGCACTGCAAGAGGATCAAATACAAAGATTATTAAAAATATAACCCACCGAACAGCCTTTTCAATTAAATCAGTATCGGAACTGCCATAAGCAAACTCGGCTATGTATTTGATAGGACCTATTTCTACTTCATACAATCTCAGTTTAGTCTCTAGCTCAAACTTCTCAGCCGTGAGATCACGAGAAGTAGCTTGTAATAGTTGAAGTTCTGTTTCTAAATCTTGTACTCTTAAATCAACTTCAGTAATATCTGAAAAACTAATTCTGGATCGTAATTGATTTATTAATTCATTTGAGTTTGCTACTAAAGGCTCTACTGACATTCTTAGTTCAACTAATTGGTTCGTAAGATCTGCTGCTGACTGATCAAGTTCGACTATTTCAGCTTCTAGTTTTGCTTTCGCCTCCGTTATAGCAGCCCGTGTTTGCGGCCCTGCGCTGCCATCTACTGGAACACCAACTAATGTTTGTATTTGCCTTATGTCAGTTGAATCTAATATTGACAAAGACTCAGTTACAGTTTGTTTCCTTGCTACGGCAAATTGAAGTGCGGATTCTAATCTATCAATGTCTGGCTGTATACGAGAATATATACGATCAATGTTAGCTTGTTCTTGATCTATCTGAGCCTGTATTGTGTTGAAGTTAGATGTGTCTTGATTCCGCAGCTGTTCAATTTGGCTTGTTTTTGTATCAATAGAAGATGTATTACGAGCAAGTTCCTGTTCCATATTTTCAATAGTAGCAACAAGCTGAACTGATGAGCCAGAATGTTCTATATGGGCTCTTGAAAGGAAACCAAAGATACCCATGCTAGTAATGAACATCAATACTACTACCGCTAGAGTAAAATATGACTTCATCAGTATATTTGTCGTATACCAATTCTGATGCAGCCAAACCGCTGAAACAAGCTTGCCCACCTCAAGCACTGATGCCATTATAATAACGGGTATTGCCGCTCCCGCAAAGATGGCCGCAAGCCCTACTATTGAATAATATGCAGCTACTACCGAAATTGAAATAGCTACTAATAATATGAACCAACCATTCATCTAAAAAATCCTATGTTGTTAGGACTTATTTATTTACAAAAAATGGTGGCTAACCTCGGCCAGCAGCGGGTCTATTACGTGACCAAACATTGTTTAGTTTAGAATGCTAGTGCAACTGCCAAGTTAAGATTAGTTGCTTCAACACCGTCGTCGATATCACGGACAAAGCTCGGTGTAACAGTTACAGCATCAGTTACATTTACTGGAAAGCCAACTTCCATATAGCCACCGACACGTGCAGCGTCATCGGAGAGGTCCCATGCATATCCAACTTCACCGAAAGCCCCTACTGTATCGTTGAATGCATAGCTAAAACCAACTGATGGGTTAAGGAAATAATCGCCATCACGCAGATTAGTTTCGGCGGTTACATATTCGATTGCAATTGTACCATAT